CCCCGCCCGGCCGCCCAGGACCCTGAGAGGACCCTGGTGCCACCCGTGGGGGCCGCGGCCTGGTCGGCGCCGTCGCGCGAGCTGTGAACTGTCGCCGGGCGCGACAACGCCATACCCCAACGCTCGCGCGCGGGACGTCACCCCTGCCACCGGTAACGGCTGGCTCTCTTAGACGGCCGGGGTCGCCGAGCACTGTGCTCGCCGGCTGTGCTGTCCGCACCACCCCCGGGTCGGTCAAGGTGTCCAGTGCTCACACTTGCGATCGTAGACACCGATCCGAATTTAACAATACGTTAGCCCTCTAGGCTTGAATCGTAGTTTGCGATCGGATATCGTACTCGACATGCACAGAGTCACCACCACCCCGGACCGATCGATCCATCCGATCGCGTTCGTCGACCCGGCCATTGTTGGCACGGGCCTTACCGTTTCCAAAGCCGCCTATGCCGCCGTTGGCTACTACAACATGCTGACGCCCGACGGCTACAACCCTAAAACCAAGAAAGGCCGGGCGATGGGGTATTCAAGCGCGATCATGCACTTTGCCCCGGCGAATCGCTCCGGCTATGAGGTGTGCCGGTTTCGCTCAGCCGGTTGCACAGCGGCATGCCTGAACACGGCCGGCCACGGCGGCATCAACCTTGACGCCACCGGCCTCAACGCTGTGCAACGCGCCCGGATCGCGCGCACTATCACGTTCTTTCTCAACCGGTTTCTGTTCAACGTGATTCTCGTGCGCGAGATTACGCAACATGTCCGCCGGGCGCGCAACAACGGACTCACCCCGGTGGTGCGTCTCAACGGAACATCCGATCTCCCGTGGGAACGTTTGCGCGTTGGCGTCGCCGGCGAAACCGTGTTCCAACTGTTTCCCCACATCCAGTTCTACGATTACACCAAAGTGCCGGAGCGTGCTCTGGCCAACGCGCGGGGTGAGCATCCGGCCAACTATGCGCTCACGTTCTCGCGCTCAGAGACAAACTGGAGTGACTGCGTCGACGTCCTCAACGCCGGCGGCAACGTGGCAGTTGTGTTCAACATCTGTCACTGCAAGCGCGCGTGCAAGCATGAGATCGCCGACGGTATGACGTACAAGGGCTACCGGGTAATCAACGGTGACCACGACGATTTGCGGTTCCTTGACCCGCGCGGGGTGATTGTCGGTCTCAAAGCAAAGGGCCCGGCCAAACTGGATACAAGCGGCTTTGTAGTCGACGTCCGACCGGCCCTACCCGTACAACTGTCGACGCGTCGCAACGCACAGCTGGCCCGGGCCGCGTAGGCCCGGAGCGTTCACCCCATAGGAAGAGTCACCAATGTACATCACAACGTTGAGCGTTCCGGTTAGCTTTGAGTGTGCGTCTGACGAACAGGCGCGCATGATCGCCGGTCACCTGCAACACCTGCTCACTAATCTGAGCCTGCCACACCAGGCCGAGCAAACGGATGCCGCAACGGTTGAGTCGCTCATCGAATGGCTGCCCGACGCGCTGAATCGCGACATCGACGCCTACGGGACGGTGGGTGGTGAAACCGTCCCGACCGACACCACAACGGGCCGGCCGTGCGAGTACTGCGCTGACGAACAGGCCGCGCAAGCGGCGATTGAACAGAAATACGCGTAGGGAGTCACCCGTGCTACCTGATCAGATCGCCGCCATTCTGGCCGAGTATCGCTATTGGTCGCGTGCCGAACGGCGCATTCTGCCAACGATTACCGACAACGTCATCCGCTATTTCGCCGACGGCGATGGCTCCACGTTCACCCAGCTGGTGGCCGAGTACATCGTTCGGCCCAAACTCGCACTGTAAGCGGGAGTCACAACGATGGACACCTACGAAATCCACCAGTTAGAGCGCAGCATCCGACGCCAGATACTGGACATCGACGATCGCAAAACGCAGGATGCGCTGTTCAGCATGCTGGCGCTCATCGTTGAGATCCGGGAGCGCACCGATGTCCGGGGGTAAGCCACAACGCCGCGTGAGGCCGCGTCCCACGCCGTACACCATCCTCTACGGACGCGACGGCTACCGGGCCGCCTGCGTCCAGCACAATTGGCTGAGCCCCGTCCTGCGCGCCACGTACGAAGTGGCAGCTGCCGACGCTTTGAAACACGAACAGGAGAGCCACCCATGAAACTGACCGAGCCGGATCCGCGCCGCGTGCGCATCCAGGTGACCGCCGTCGCCCCCGGCGGCAAGACTGTGCCGGGCTCGAGCCTGAGCCTGGTCGTGTATGAAACAACGCCCGACGCCGTGATGCGTCTGATCGAGGCAGCCGTCAAGGAGGCGGCTGCCTGAACTTGCGCTGACAACGTCCGCCCGCGTTTCATAGCCCGCAACGAAAGAGAGTCACCGCATTGTCACCCACGCCCCGCATCGGTCTGTACCGTCGCGTCAGTACGCGCCACCAGATCGACAACGAACGCTACGCCGCGGCTTTTCGCGACATGACCGAAGTCATCGCCCGTCACGGTGGCGAGCCCATCGAATATGACGAAGGCGGCCACGCCGTTTCCGGCGGCACGATCCGTGGCCGCAAGGTTTTCGAGCGCATGCTCGCCGACATCAGCGCCGGCGACCTCGACGGCATTGCCGCACCGGACGTGCGCTCGCTGTCCCGCGGCGAATGGATGATCGATGGCAAGACCATTGCCGATACGCTCATCCACGCCGGCGCCATCCTGATTACCCGCGACATGCGCTACGACCTGCGACGGCCGGGCGACCTGCGCGCGTTCCAGGATCGCCTGTACTGGGCCATGCAGGAGCGTATCGAAGTCCGCAAGCGCTTCTACGAAGGCCAGGCAGCGCGGGCGCGCAACGTCGTGGATGGCAACGACCAGCCGTGGGGACGCCACCGCACCATGCTCGGCCACACGCTGGTCGTGCTCACCGACGCCACCGGCCAGCCACGCATCACCAACCGTGGCGTGGCGAAGCGCGCCTGGGCAAAGGACCCGCAGCAGGCCGAATCGATGGCAACGCTCATCCGCGAGCTGGACACCCAGCACGACCGGGGCGCGCTGTTCGAAGCGCTGTACGTCGCAGGCGTGGAGGGTCCGGACAAGGCCATCGCCGGCGGCTGGACAAAGCGCTCGCTGCGCACGCTGCTGCGGTCACCCTTCCATCAGGGGCTGTGGCCGTTCGTGCGCAGCATGAAATCCACCGTATGGTACGGACTGGATCCGCGCTCGGACGAATTCGACCCGGCAAAGGTCGTGGCGACCTGTCCTGAATTGAAGTACTGGACACCCGCGCAAGCGGCACGCTGGGAGCGCAAATTCATGGCCGACAACACCTCGCGACGACGCCCCGCTGCACGTACCGCGCATCCCCACACCCTGCTCGGCCTGCTGCGCTGTCCGCGCTGCCACGCGCCGCTGCTGGGCAAAGGCATGTCAGGCTATGTCTGCCCGAAGGGGGCCAAAGGAACGCGCTACAGCGACCCGTGCCTGCCTATCTTCACCGTGCGCGAGACGTCCGCCCACGCTGCGCTGCTGGGGCTGCTGCCACTGCTGCGGCCACGCCTGACCGAGCTTCGCGACGCAGCACGCAACGACCAGCAACTCCGCGGCCACAGCGGACAGCTCGCCGTCCACTTGCAGGTGCTCGACAACGAAGAGCGTGCGCTGCTGGCTCAGCTCCAGACCCTCGCCGCTCAGGGGCTACCCGTCCCGGAGAGCTTTACCGAGCGGCTGGTGGCCATCGCCGAAGACCGCCAGCGGACACTCGCCCAACGCGACGAGACCGAGCAGGTCGCCGAAGCGCGCCTCGAAGCCGAGCGCGCCTTGGCCGCTATCGACGTCGACGAATTCATCGACGCCACCCTGCCGCACCTGTCGCCACTGGCGCTCGCCGAGCTGTACCGCGCGTTCTTCGAATGGGTGGAAGTGAAGCCCAACGGTGTCGGCCGCACCGGCGGCCAACTCGTGGACTACAAGTTTCACAACGCGCAAGCGGCTGGCCAGTTACCCGTTATGCAACATCTCGCCGCTGCGCTTGGTCTGGTGGCTTGAGACGCTCCGGGTGATGCTCCCGTGTCCACTCCAGGACAAGCTGCCGGACCTCGTCTAACAGGTGCCGCCCAAACCGCGGCGCCGTGCTAGAGTGACCGCTGTACGCGGGGTCTGGTGGTGACTCTCCTCCCCGCTGCATACCCCCCACAGGCCCCAGTGTCTGTGGGGGTTTTTTCTTGCCCGTCATCTCACCAGCCCTCGAAGCGTGTCTGAATGCAACTCGTACACAACGGCAACATGGCGGCTGACCGTGGCGTCGTCCGACGCCACCCGGTAGGCCCACCGGCCCACTGATCGCTGGCGATACCCAGCTCGGTCACTCGCTGCGCGAGCCGCGCGAAGCGTTCGCCAACGTGCGGGTAAAAGAACGCGATTTCGCCCAGTTCGGCGTGGTTGGCCAGCGCGCCGCAGAGACACTCGCCGGAGCGATGGCAGTTGACCGCCACCGGGTTGCGCGGGATGTGGTGCGCCGCCAGGTACTCGAGACACTCGGCCTTGCTCCAGTCCAGGATCGGATGCAGCCACACCGCCGAGCGATCGGCTTCCTTGTAGTGCGGCTGCGCCATCGCCGACTGCATGCGGCGGTCCGACTCGGCCACGCGAATGCCGGCCACGAAACCCACCCGGTCTCGCCGGCGCTGCTTGTGCGCCCGGATGGCGGCTCGCAACTGGCGCTGTTTCAGGTACCAGTACATCGTGGCGTGGCTCTTCGGTCCGCTGGGGAAGCCCTGGCACAACTTGCCAGCGCGGGTGGTGTAGCCCTCGAGTACCAGCCGCTCGTACGTCCCCGCTGGCGCGCTGTACACCTCGAGCGGCCACCCCTCGCGGCGACATGTCTCCTCGACAAAGGCGCGCGTCTCGGGCACGCCCGTGCCGGTGTCCAGGTGCACCACCGCTTTGAACAGTGGGTGCTGCGCGGCGATGTGGGTCGCCGTGAGGCTGTCGTCGCCACCCGAGAACAGCGCCAGTAGCACCCGCGGCGCGTGCTCGGCACAGCCGTCCTCGAGGATCTCCCGCGGCGTCATCCGTACCGCACCGTGGCCGACGCCGGTGGATTCTGCCGCTGCTCGGCGAGGTCTGCGTTGCGCGTTTTCCGCCGCTCTTCCTCGGCCTTGACGAGCCTGGCCAGGACTGCCTCGTAGCCGCCCTGTTTCTCGAGCACTGCCCTGGCTTCCTCCACTGCCCCCTTCAGGTAGGTCGCTTCGCCGTAGCTGGCGTGCGGACACAGCTTCAGCGCCGGCGTGAGCTCGATGAATCGGCAACCAAATTTGCACTCTGGCTTCACGTAGTGCCTCATGCCTTCCTCCGCTGGGTCAGAACTGAACACGCCGCGCAGTAGCCCCTGGGGCTGAGCAGGCGATGGCCGTTGCGGCAGTGCAGGTCGTCGGGCTCGTCCGGCAACAGGTCCAGCCAGTCCATGGCCAGGTAGCGCCGCCCCGCGTCGGTGATCACCAGCCCACGCGCCACGTACGTGTCGGGCATGGCACGCTTGAGCGAATCGATCCTCATCACCTCACCTTTCTGTTCGCATCAACCCACGCCAACCGATGGCCGAGCCACTCCGCGACCGGCGCCACGACGCCGTTGCCGCACATGCGGTAGCGGTGCGAGTCCGGGATCTCGCGGCCGTCGGCACCGTAGCGCGTGTGGTCATCCGGGAACCCCATCAGCCGCTCGCATTCCAGCGGCGTCAGGCGACGCACGCCGCCGCTATAGGCCACGCTGTGTGGCGCGGTGCCGTCCAGTGTGGGCGACTCACGGTAGACGTTGAAACCAGGGTCGCGCAGGCGCACCTTGCCTTCGGCATCAGCTGAAGGTGTACGTGCCTCACCATCGCGTGAAGCGTCCGAACGCAAGGCGTAGACGTCCTCGACCAGCAAGTTGTCCGTCCCGTCACCACGGCCAGACGAATGGCCGTGGTGACCGTCGCTCGCGCGCACCGGCGCCGCAACCAGGAAGGTATCCGTATCGAAATCGAACCGGTTCGCTCGGCTCGAGCGCGCCGACGCGACGTCGATCTCGCCGCTCGTGTTGTTGCCGCCGAAAGCGATCATCGGCAGGTCGACGCCAGCCCCACGAGCGCCGTCATCAAGCGTGGGGGCAATGTCTTCTGCCGCTTCGCCGCGCGCCGCAGGATACCCGCCGCAGCTTTCGCAGACAGCCAGTACTTGCGCGGCACGCTGCGCGTCTCCAAGACAGCCGACAATGAACACGCGCCGGCGCCGCTGGGGGACTCCGAAGAATCGCGCGTCCAGTACGCGCCAGGCGACGCCATACCCGAGCTGCGCCAGCCCCAGAAGTATTCGATGGAAGTCGCGTCCGTGGTGGGAGCTAAGGAGTCCGGGAACATTCTCGACGAGTGCCCAGGATGGCCGCAGCTCGGACAGTACCCGCTCGAATTCAAACCACAGACCGCTGCGCTCACCCCGAAGACCGGCCCGTCGACCGGCCACGCTGACGTCCTGGCAGGGGAACCCACCGTAGACGAGATCAGGACCGGTGAGACCTCGTGGCGCTCCTCCCAGCCGTTCAGTGTCGGCGCCGTCTCGGTCTCCGACCACGTCTCGGCATCGTCCGGCCCATGTGGCCGCGTCCACTTTGCAAACGTCATCGATACGCTCCGTATGCGACCAGTGCCGCGCGAGAATGCTCAGGCACAGCGGGTCCTGCTCCACCTGGAGCACGGTGTCGATGCCTGCCCGTTCGAATCCAATCTCAAACCCGCCCACGCCGCTGAACAGCGAGAGGGCTTTCACAGCCGCACCTTGAGTGCGCTCGCGTGGTCGCACACGTGGTCGTGACTCCAGCGGTCGCCGCACTCGGGACAGAAGCCGTGGTTGCCGTGGCACTCCAGCTGGTCGTTGGCCACAGCCACGCTGATGGCGCACATGCGCAGCCACAGCACGTTCATGCGCTCGAGCCACTGCTCAGCCGTCCACTCGCGCCGGTAGCGGTCTACGCGTCCTGTGGCGCGGTTACAGACGACGTACTCGAAGGCTGGCCACTGGCCGGTCTCGTCCCAGATCGCCCACGTGTACAGGAATGGCTGCCACACCTCGGTCTGCGCTCGTTGCTGGGACCACGCGCCACGGGTGGTCTTGAAATCGAACACGGTGTTGCTCTCGGCGTCCCACAGATCCAGGGCGCCGATGATGGGCGCGCCCAGGTCGACGTTGGTATCGAGGCTGAAGCCACGCTCGGGCACGCCGTGCAGGTCCAGGGCGATGACCTTGTCGAGCAGGTCCATGCCCATCGCCGTCAGGCTCGGGCTGACACGCCCGTGGAGGTCCTGCTGAGCGACCTTCCACGCCGCACGGAAGGCGCGCTCGCCGTCCTGCCCGTTGTAGTGGCTCTCCAGCCCCTGGTGGATGGCTTTGCCGAACTCGAGCGCCTCGGTGGGCTCGAGCGGCACCTCGTCGACGTAGCGCTGGCGGAACTCGCCGGGGCAGGTGTCGTACAGCATGAATTTGGTCGCCGACCAGTGGGGAACGACGATCTTCACCACGGCAGACGCTCCTGCGTGGGCCGCTTCGCCGCGAAACGTTCGGCAGCTGGCTCGGCTGCCTGTGCCACGCTGCGCACCCGCGACACGCCGCGCTCGAAATGGCGTTCCACAGTCGCCACGAAGTAGCACCGTCCTTCCTCTCGACACAGGTCCCGGCGGCGGCACACCGCGCCGGTCCAGAAACCGTTGTGCTTGTCCAGCCCACGCTGGCACTCGGCCATCAGCCGGGTCTCGTACGGGTCGCTGCGTGGCATCTAGAAGCCGCCCCGTTTGGCTTCGTTCGCCAGCCACACATACCCCGACGGCGCGTCGCGAGCCGGAATCGAGTGCCAGTCACCCCACGGATCGCGCACGTTGAGCCAGCCCAGCTCGCTCGCCCAGACCACCCGCGGCGGCCAGAACCGGTCCTGGATGGCACCCGCTAAATGGTCTTCGGGCCCGCAATTTGGGTCTTCCGACCCGCCATTTCCTACCAATCTGCGGGTCCTTTCCGTCGTATGGGCAGGCTAATCAGGCGCTTCTGGCGGCCTTTCGTATCTCCTTCGCGAGACTTCTCGATGGTGCCGGGGTAGCGAGCCTCATATCTTTTAATGACTTCATCTAGCTCACCCACGGTTTGGATCCCGGCGACGTTGTTCTTGCGCAGAAGGTCGGCGTTGATCGGCTCGCCACCCTTCCTGGTGATGTACTCGAGGATCTTCGGAATGGCGTCGTCAGCGATCGCCGACCTGAACGTCATCGCCATCGGCTGTTCACCGCCGAGCGCGTTCCAGGTCGCCAAGCTGTAGTCGACGATCTTCGCCGCACGCTCGAGATGCCCAGGGCTCAGCAGTTGATCTGCGGCCGGCGAGATCGTTCCATCACGCAACACGCGATCCATCTCGGCCAGCACGAGCGCGAGTCGTACGCAGTACCGATTCGCCTTCGACAGCGCCGAGATCGTCGACGGCGAGTCGCTGTCGCGTTTGACCCGTCCGATCCAGGCTTCGCCCAGGTCGTTGAGCAGGCGCCACACCTGCCCCTCGATAGACCAGATGCGCTTGACCGCGCGCTGGTCCATCAGGTGGGTGAGCATCGCGACGTACGCTGCGGTGTCGTCGGCCGACGGCAGCACCACGCTGCCCGCGCCCACGCCGTCGTGCAGGAACACCAGCCAGCGCGGGCGGAGCCCCTCGAGGTCCTGGCCCAGCAGTGCCTGGCGATACGGCTGCAGGCCGCCGCAGATCGTAACGGTGGGTTCTGGGATATATATATCCACAGCATTGCCACCGCCGCCCCCGGTGCCCACGCGCGTGTAGCGCAGCGGCGAGCCTTCCCACAGCGTGAGCGCCGAGTCGGTGTCCTCGTCGCCGCGGTTGCGATAGCGGCTCAGTCCCTTCAGGAACGACGCCAGCTCGTCGTAGTTCAGGCCCAGCGCCGACCGTACGTCGAGGCGCCGATAGATCGCCTCGGGCGTGGCGAGCTTGAACAGGATGGTCGGATCCTTTGGCGGCTGGATGTCGCCCTCACGGTCCGCCTTCTTCTGCTCGGACGATCGATTGCGCCAGATATCGAGCTCATCCCGAAACTCGCGGTACTTGACCCCGTCGCGTGCCTCGATAGGCCCGAACGCCTGGCGCAGCGCCGGACTCTTGCCCGCGCCGGTCATCGCCAGCAGCACCACGAACAGGATTGCCCGTTCGCCGAAGGTGCCATGCTCGGCAGATGCATTGCCGCCGATGGCTGCGGCACACGCACCCAGGTACGCCCCGGCCAGGAGGTTCGTGGGCAGTGAGCTGGCGGTGATCAGGTCCTGCAACAGCTCGGGCAACACCTCGAGGGGAAACGTCGGCACGTAGCCCAGCTCCACCGGCTCTTCGGCCGGCTCATCCTCGACGGCCGCCGTGCCGTTCAGGTGGATCCGGCGCACCTCGCCAGCCGGGTAGTGCGCCGCGCTGTGGGCGAGCTTGCGCAGCTCGGCGTCGTCCAGCGGCGGCCGACAGCGTTCAGCGTTGACGATCCGCAGCTGCTTGATGATCTCGTGCTCTTCGGCCCCGCCGTAGCGCATGCCGCCGGCGATGGACATCAAACGGCTGTTGCGCTCACCCTCGGAAATGGCATCGCCGTGCCCGTACTCGCGTCGAGCAGGTTGTTCGCTGGCTGTCTTCGCCAGTCCGTTGACCCACTCTGGCAGCGCCGGCAGGTCGCCGAGATCGCCGAACTCCTCGCCGAAGGTGTAGGACCGGCCCAGCACGTGACGACTGGGCGGCAGGACGACGTAGCCGCCCTCGCCGCGGTAATCGATGCCCCCCAGCTTCTTGGCAAAGCTGCGCGGCTCATCGGAGCGATAGGCGAAGTAGCGATGGACGCCGCCGACACGCCCGGTGAAGGTGTGCGGACCGTTGTCGTAGCCCAGCATCTGCGCCGCGTGGATGGCCAGGTCGCCGTCCAGATCCACCACCACCACGCCACTCAGGCGGCCGGTCGGCATGCCGATGTTGGCGTCGGGATGGCGCCGCCACATCTCGCACACCTCGTCCTCGGTGGGCAGCTCGGTCTGATAGCGCTTCCACGCCACCAGCGGCACCTTGCCCGGGTCGGCGCACAGCTTCAGGCTGCCGTCGCCATCACGGTGCATGTGCGTGACCAATCCGCACACGGCGAAGATCGGCAGGCCGCGGCGCAGGTACGCCAGGGCGTGCTCGAGCAGGCTGCCGGATGCTGGCTCGGCGGTGACCATTACGGATTGCGCAGGTTCAGGAGCTGGCGGCTAAAAGCGACTCTGAAGAGGCGCTCGCGGTCCGGGCACGTCTGGCTCGGACGGCATATCCAGCACTCCGGACCGTGGAGGAGCGCCTCGCGCATCTTCGCGTTCTGACGCTTGCAGTCGGTCAGTTGCTTCTGGAGCGCCGCGTTTGTGGCGCGCAGGTTGACGACGACTTCCTTGATGCCCACGCGGGGCTCCTCCCGTCACGATTGATTGCCACAGGTGCCGCTCGTCCGGGGCCAGGTGGAGCAGCACACGTTCAGCCAGTAGCTCGAGCGGCACGGTTGCTAGGTCCGCCACCGCGCTCACGCCCGGCAGCCGCGCCACCATGTGGAAGATCAGGTTGACGTCCTCTGGCCGCACCGACGGGGCAAGCTCCACCACCAGGAACGCACCCGTCGGCGCGACCAGCTGCGCCACTATTCCTTGCTCTCGAGAAAATCGCGCAGGAAGTCCGCGCGGCGCGCGACCTGCTCGTTATCGGCGACGCTGCCGAGAAACTCCTTCAGCAAGCCGATCGTCCCCGAGACCACCTCGTCGCCGACCGGACCGATCTCATGCATCTGGTACAGGACCAGCGTCGCCACCATGCCCAGGGCCATCTCCAGCTGGCGCTGGTGGCTGAGCAGCTCGCCCAGCACGTCGACGAGCACCTCGGGGTCGCGGACGTTGTCCGCGTCCAGGACTTTGAACACCGCGGCATCGACCATCGCTCAGTCCTCCTGCTTGCGGCGCTGGCGGTACGGCCGCATCTTTGCCACGTACACGCGCTGCTTGCCGTCGTTGCCGGCCTTGATCTCGTAGGACACGGTGGCGAACTTGCCGACCAGGACTTCCTCCCAGCCGTCGTTGTCCAGGTCCTCCAGCTCCGAGTCGTCCAGCTCGTGGCCCAGGAACGCGTCGGCGTACAGGGCCGGCTTCGAGCGCTTGCCGGTCTCGTGGTTGGTCCACCACTCGTCGTCGGTCCATGCCCACAGGTCCCACGCCTCGCCCGTCGAGTCGTCGTTGAACGCCGTGCCGTCCTCGTCGAAGACGCGCAGGTGCCAGACCATGGCGTTCTCGCCGGGTTTCGCGCCCGCCTTCATCGACGGCTTCAACTCGAGCGCGTCCAGCTGGGTGCGGTAGCTGATGGTGTCATCGAAGCCTTCGGGATAGTTGCCGAGACTGCGCGGCGCCGTATGCCTGAGCTTGATCGGACTCATGTCTCTACCCTCAAAAAGAAAATGGACAGGGCTGGCTAACGCCAGAGAACGACGACGGCGACGGCCATCATCACGGCGAGCACGACCCAGCTAAGCAGCAGCACCGCGCGGGCCGTCCGGCGCTGGTGCATGTGGTGGTGGTCGCGCAGGAAGTCGTCCACTACCTGAGGCCCACCACCCGCGAGCAGGTGGGCCAGGCCACCCAGCCCTGCACCGACTGACCGACGATCGCCACGGCGATCTGGACGGCTCGCGACGCCAGGTCAGGCCGGGCGGCGTACTGGAGGCCGCCGTGGCGACGCCAGAAGGTCATGTCCATTTGCAAGCCACCCCAGTAGCCATTGCCGGTCGCGGCGTTCCAGCGGCCTGTGGATTCGCACCACGCCAGCCGATCCCACACGCCGTACGCTGGCTCCGGCTGCGACGACTCTTCGGTGGGTGACAGCGCCGGGGAGCCGTCGCTGCTCAGCGCCTGGATCACCAGCGCGCCGGCCAGCAGCACCGCCACTAGCCCGCGACCTTCGGGGCCACCGACACGCGGCGCTCCGGGACGCCGCCGCGCGCGCGCACGTCCTGCTCGGTACCGCGCCACTCGGTGCGCCACCAGCCCGCGCGCGTGGCGTACGCCGCGTTGTCCTCGGTGTGGATGAAGATCACCCGATCGGGGTGCGCGATCCACATCTGGTACTCGTCCATCACTCGTCCTCCTGGGCGATGATCTCCATCGCCGCGCGTTCATCGATGAACTGCTCCAGTAACTCGCCGAAGCGGCGAATCGTTTGCAGCGCCTGACCGACCTCGGTCTCGAGCGCCAGGCGGTCGCTCACGCCGCGCTGGTAGCCCGCAGCGAAGGCCTCGCGCACCAGCGGGTCCTCGAGCACGCTGCGGTCGGTGGACTCGCGTCTGGCCACCACCGTGCGCCACGCGTAGAAGGCGCCCTTCGCGGAGGGCAAGCTGCCGCTGGGGGTATATGTCGGCACGGCTACGCGGCTGCCAGAGACTCGTCGTCGACGAGGTGCGCGAGCTGCTCCTGGGTCAGCTCGACCTCGTCACCCTGGTAGGCGCGCTCAAGCGCCCACTGGAGCAGCGCCAGTGTCTGCTGGCGCGGCGAGCGGGTCCGCAGCTGGGCCAGCTCGTGCAGCTTGCGCCAGTAGCGCGCACCCAGCTCGTACTCGTTGAACGGAGACTGTCTCGCGTGCATGCCGCCCAGTGTGGGGCCGTTTGCCTGATCGCGAAAATGATTGATTTTCCGAGCAGTCTGGACCGTTTGAAACGCTTTGCATGGGCTCTTTCGGGCCGCGCCGGCGTGCCTCTGAACTGCACAGTAGGTAAACAGAAACCGATCAGCCTATTAACAGCCTGGGCATGGCATACTCCGGAGCTAGCACGCACGTTCGTTCGCGGCGAAGCGCATACCCGTACCCGCGACTGACTTGAATTCCCCGGGGAGTAGGCCCCCAACCCGGGACAGGGGAATTGCAGCAGCGCCTCGGGCGGGCTCAGCCCTTTTTCTCTGGAGGGGGGTTTGACCCACCGTGTCTCAGCAGCACAGCCTGTTTCCCGAGCACACCCCGCCACCGCCGCACCCAGCGGTCGAGTGGACATGGAAGGCGTACGACCATCACTTCAAGCCGAACGCGGATGGGGTAGTTCCCATCACACCACTGACATGGCCGATGCTCGCCAGCATCCTGGAACTGCACGCGGTAGACAGAGCACCGCAAGGGAGTACCTCCAGATACTGGTGCCGCCAGTATCCAGAGCTAGCACCGAAGCGTGGCCCACGCGGCATGTACCCCCATCAGCACCGGCCGTGGATCGAACACCCGGAGCTGCTGTGGCTGCTGCCACTGTCAAAACGTACCGACAAGGACTCCGACGATCACAAGGATGACCCGCCAGGCCCCACGCTACTGGTCGTCGAGGGGGTGAAGTACCGCATCCTGCACGGCCCGAATGGCGAGACGCGGCTGCACTGGCTGCCCAGCATCTTCGCTGCGACCGTATGTGCTGCCAACATGCTCGATCTCTCGGACGGCCGCATGGACGGCGTCATCCACTGGTGCCGTGTATTGTCGGGACTCGCCTGGAACGTACGTCTGTGATGCGCGCTACACTTCATCTTTACGTTTTCCAAAGGTAACGAAAGGAGAGTCACCGTGGCGCAAGCTCCGCTATGAAGGAAACGTTCTCTGTTCAGTGCGACTGGTGTCGCCGCGATGTGATCAGCTTCGTCAATCCGCCCGCCATGGTGGGTGTGCTGACGCTGCCGGATGGTGAACCGCGGCAGACCATCGCCCGCATCTGCCTGTACTGCTACACCGAGCTGGTGAAGTTCATCGCCAATCAGAGGGTGGAGGAAGAAACATGCGCTGGCTCCGCCACCGACTCGCCCACGTAATGGGCTGGAACCTGGGCCGACCAGAGACCTTCTATGCCGACGACGGCATGCTGTATGTGTGCTTTCGCTGCGATGGCTGCGGCGAACGGAAGTACGTAGAACGCTATCGATGACGCAAGCGATGGCGGTCCGCAAGCAGTGCCACTGGTGCTGCCGCTGGACGGCGCGGCCACTCATCTATGTGCGTATCGAACATCCTGAGCCGAGCCTGGACGGTCGCCGTGCAACGTGCGCCTGGTTGTGCTGGTGGTGCCTGGATAAACGCATCCTCAAGCCGATGCCGCAGGTGCGCCCGGAGCTTACAGATCAGCGGATCCGGAAGCTGCGACGGATCAAGAAGAAGCAGGTACCGTCGCCCGCGGCGGTACACCGCTGGTGCGCCGAGAACCCAAGGCTGGACAGCAGCTTCCACTGGCGGGTCGTGCAGATGCTGTGCAGACTGAACTAACGCTAGAGGAGTACCCATGAACCTGGGCATCGTCGGCGCCGAAGCGCGCAAGTTCACGCCCTACACCCAGGAGGCGGCTCGACGAATCATCAGCGCCATGATCCGCAAGCTGGAGGCCACCCTGGTGATCAGCGGCCACTCGCCCCTCGGCGGCATCGACTGGTGGGCGATCGAGGAGGCCAGGAAGCTCGGCGTCGAGACGCGCGAGTACCCGGCCGGTGTCCACCAGTGGGACAGCGCCCTCGTTGACGGTGTCGTCGTTGACGGCTTCAAAGGCCGCAACCTGAAGATCGCCCGCCACAGCGACCTTGTGGTGTGCATCGTGCTCCAGCAGCTGCCACCTGAATACAGGGGGCGGCGCTTCGACGTCTGCTACCACCACACTCCGCCAGCCACCGACCATGTCAAGAGCGGCGGCTGCTGGACCGTGAAGGAAGCCCTGAAATTGGGCAAGCGAGGGGCTATGGTGGTAATCGATACCGACGGTGCGGTGGTCGCCAACGGCGTGGAGAAACCTAATGGGGCCTAGAGTGACCAAGCGAATCTCGCGGCGCCCCGCCCATATCTGGCAGGGCAATCCCGACAACCCCGATCAGCCACCACGCTGGGATTCAGTGTGCATCAAGTGTGGCGTACAACTTGGAAGCGCTGCTTCCTGGCAGCCATGTCCACGCCGCAAGCCACTTGGTAGCTCTCATGGGGCTTAGAGCTACCAAACCATGACGTGCCAGTACTGCGGCTGCTCGGGCAAGAAACGGGTGTTCCTGGCGCGGTGCGACAGTCAATGGCTGTACATCTGCGTCTGGGACTGGCTACAAGTCTGGGACGCTTGGTAGCCCTAGAGATGGATAGAGCTAGCAAGTGGCATCCGCCAGACTACAAGCCGACCAAGCAATGCGAGTGCGGTTGCTACCACGCGATTGACCATCCACATTTCGGAGGAGACAGGATGATGGATACAGCCCAACTCATGCATGACGGTGGATTGCTCGGGAAGCGTGCCCTGCGAATTGAGCACGAACGTGACGAACTCCGCGCGGCTGTTGACGGACGAGAGAAGGAAATCGAAACTCTCACAGGGCAACGTATTGACTTGGGCATCGAGCGTGACGAACTCCGCGCCGAGAACGAGCGGCTGCGCGAAAACCTCGTCAAGGCTGAAGCTGAAGCTGAAGAAACCTGCGCCGAGAACGAGCGGATACGGGAGATCGCCAGTGCCGCACAGCGACGGCAGGAACAACTTGAGGAGCAGAACGAGCGACTGAGAGCAGCACTCATCGCAGGCCGCGCAACACACGGCGAGTTGTGTCATGCAGGGGCGGAGTGTCAATTCATTCGGGACGCCAACGCAGCGCTAGCGAGTCTCGCGACCGAAGATGAACCCCACGGCTGAGCCGATGATGACGAGCGCGCCCTTGGTCGCCTCATCCGAAACCGGTGCCACGATGATCCAGGTCATCGCCAGGATCAGCACCACTGCCATCACCGCCGTGACTAACAGCTTCGCCAGCTCTAGCTGCTGATCGCTCACGCCGCAGCACCCAGCGGTGACGCACCTCGGCGCCGGCAATACCGCCGACGAAGCCAGCGATCGTCGGCAGCCCGTGCTTGCCGAACCAGTCCGCCAGGAACAGCAGGAGGTCCGGCCAGGCGCTCACGCATCAGACCAGATACACCACGCTGAAGCCGCCCAGTCGATTGAAGTCCGCGCGGCTGAGGATGTCGTAGACGCCCTTGTAGCCAGGGGCGCTGTTGGCGATCCACAGGTTGGCGCCCTGGACACCCCGCAGGGCGATCCAGTGGTACCAGGCAGCCCCTGACATCATGCCCGTGGTGTCCTGGGCCAGGGCGTACACGGTGTCGTAGTCCAGCCAGCCGTGCTCGGAATCCATGCCGTACTCCAGCAGCACCCGCTGAAGCTGTGCCCCGCTGCCGTCCATGAGGCCGTACTGGGGGTTGATGTTCTGCGGGTAGCCAATGGCGTAGAGGGTGTCCTGACGGCTGGCGTAGATGTCGCTGTTGCCACCCATGTGCGTCGCCCGGAGCACCCAGTCTGTGGCGCAGGCCGAGCACGTCCACGAGTAAAGCTGCGGCGGCTGATCGGTGTACGGGTCCCACGTGACGGGCGGCTCGGGCCAGGGGCCACTGGCCTCAAAAGGGAGCGCGGCGAACCGCGTTGTCCTCCTCGAGCCAGTAGTAGAGCGCGTCGCGGCCAAACGTCTGGCTGATCTTGTGGCCATCGGTCGCGATGATGTACTGCTCGTCGGAGCGCGGCTCGTCGCCGGCGTCGGCCATCGCCTGCTGCACCCCTGGGCCGATGACGTACTCGGTCATGACTGCTTCACGATGAAGCGCACCTCGCCGGTGGCCCAGTCGATGTCCACGTCGTGCGGTCCCGGCGGCACGTAGATCTGGGCATCCTCACACGCTGCCAGGAACGCCTGCTCGTACGTCTGGCGAGCGGTGGTGTGCGCGTTGATCGCGGCCTGCGCGACCTCCGTAGCGCCCTCCATACGCTGCTGGAGACGCGCCAGGCGTCGAAGTGCGCCACCGCCCAGCCGCTGCTCCGGATGCAGCTCCATCGGCGGTAGCGCGTCCGCCACACCGTTCTCGACGATCTCGATGTCTGCCATGTGTCCTCCTACGTCCCGAAAGCCATCCAGTTGATCGTCAGCGATTGCTGGCTGCCGCTCTGGTTGTCGAACACGATGTTGAAACCGTTGGTGCCGACCCCGTCGACCGCCACCGCGACGGTGTGATACGTGCCGCGACCACCCGAAATGGTGTTCATGGTGATGACCACCGTCGGCGCCGCCGTATACGCCGCATTGAAGTTCTGCGCCTGCACCGTCTGCCCTGGTCCGCCCTGAAGGAACACGTAGCCGCCGTCGAGGTGCCAGGCACTGCCAGCCTGCGAAACCACCGCCAGCAGCCCCCCGACGCGACTGCCCTGCGGGAGCTGCTGCGCGCTCGCCCACGTGGGCGTCCCACTCACCGTGCCGCTGAGCGTGGGACCACTCAGTGTCTTGTTGCTGAGTGTTTCGGTCGCCGTTTCAGTCACCGCACGATCGCCCTGGATGTACACGGGGGCGCCGACGATCTGATAGTTGGCACCATCGAAGCCGTAGTAGTGGGACTGATTGGTGCCGAGAAACAGATAGCCTGCGTTCGCGCCGCGATTGGCGATGATGTCGCCAGCCTGAAGGTTCCCACCGACTGTCAGCCCACCCGTGATCCCAAGGGCGCCGCCGATGCTCGCGTTGCGAGCGACGTTCAGGTCCAGGTTGACCTGGAGACTCTGGCCCACCACCAGGGTGCTGCTCGGATTGACTGTCCCTGTCAGCGTGGTCGTCCCAGCCACCGCGAGCGTCGCGTCCGCAGTGACCGCCCCGCGCAAGTGACTGGTGGTGGTGACGTCCAGGCTGTTCAGCGTGGTCGGTCCGTTGACCGTGAGCCCGCCCGACAGCGTCAGCGTGGTAATCGCCCCGCCCTGATGCGCACCGTTGTGGTTGTGGCCGGTGGTGGCGTTGAACAGCCCGTCGATCGTCGTCAGGCTGCCGCGCAGCCCACCGGTGGTGACGAGGTAGTCGGCCGTGTCGTCGTTGTCGACGGCGAGCGCCAGGTTCAGCTCTGCGGTGAGATCGCTCATAGTGCCCTCAAAGCGCTGATCTTGTAGCCGCGCAGATCGCCAATGCGCGTCCCCCGCAGCCGACGAATAATCCCGTACACGGTCAGAATGCGGAATTGCGTTGCCTGGAGGTCCATCGCCCAGCCGTGTCCGCCACCGGCCTGCATCGGCAACATCCGCTCGGAGTAGCCGAACAGCGCGATCTCGTTGACCGTCTCGTCGGGCAGCTCGATCGCCAGGCTGCCCGGTGCTGCCGCGTAGCCGAGCATCGCCACATGCACGTCCTCGGGATTGGGGCGGTACGCGGCACCGTCCAGGCGCGCGATGATCGACCGTCCGTCCACCGTCATCGACAGGTCGCGCTTGAAAGCGGGCACCACCCGCTCGTGGTAGGCGATGGTTTCGATGACGGGCGTGTCGCTGTTGTTGGTGTTCGACAGCGCGGCCTTCAGTGACAGGGCATTACCAACCAGGTTGGGCGGCGTGTCGATGCGCTGGCCGTTGCTGGTGAATTCGCCCAGGAACAGCCAGTCGCCGGTGGGATCCGTGGGCGGCGCACCGGCGCTGGCCATGATGCGGTAGTACAGGCTTACCTCATCGCCTGGACGCATCACTGGACCGAAGCACGAAAAGCCAAGCCAGTGCTTCAGGTCCGCATCGAACATCGCGGTGTGGAGCGGAAACACGATCTCAGACGGGCCCGTCACGAATTCGGCACCGGAGTCCGCCGCGAGCGGTGAGCGCACCAGCTTGAGCCAGTCCCACTTACCGTCGTCAAAGCCGATGTACAGCCGGTCCTGGCCAGTCACACCCGAGACGCCGATGGCGGTGGCCCTGCGTCCGACCCAGTGTGCCAGCGCCCCGTCGAACTGGTCGTCGAACGTGAACTGGGTGCCCGTGTCGGTGATGTGGGGCTCCCAGTTGCCGTACGTCATCAGGTAGCTCGTGGCAGTAATGGCGTTCCATAGCACCAGGTACGCGCGGTAGCCACCCCAACCGGTGAACACCTGGACATCACCCCGAACGGGTGAGGCGTTATCGAGCAGCTTACCAGGGCCGGTCGGCGTGAGCTGGTTGCCTGGTACGTCCAGGCGATAGAAGGTCGGCCCCGAACGGAACCACAGCGCATTCATCCAGGCCGACGCACGAAAACCGTTGTCGGCATTGACGGGACTGGTCAGACCGGGAAACAGGTCATTCGTCGACCCGTCCGAGTTGATCGAGAAGACCGTGCCATCCTCTTTGAAGATGTACAGCTGCGTCCCGGTCTGGCGGAGCGCACTGATGTTGACCGACGGATCGCCTGCGAAGAACGGCCCCGACCAGTTGCCAGCCACCTTTGGATCCGACGTCACCTTGCGAATAACGGAGATCGTGACGTGGGCTGCCCATAACTCGGTCCCGACCACTTCCAACTTGTGCGCCGCGAAACCCGACGGCAGGGCACACTGTGTCCAGGTACCGGCTGGCGTACGTTCCCACAACTCGCCCGCCTGATTGGTGACATACAAACTATTCGTCGCACCCGCGAAGCCACCCTGGAAGACCACCGCGTCCATCACGGCTTTGCCGGTGCCGAAGTCACGGTCGACGACCTGGCCGGCGTTGGTATCGTCGGTACGGCGGAAGACCTTGGTGCCCGACAGGATGAACTGCGTCTGACCACCGGAGGCATTCGGCCCGTCCACGAACTTCACCACGCCGTACCCGATGGGCACGGCAGCGGCAGCCGCGATCGGATGCAGCAGTGGACCCTTGCCGATCAGGCCGCCGTCCACCTGAATGTCGGTGCCCCAGTAGTAGCGGCGGTCGCCGTAGCTGGACTGCACCCGCTCGCCATACCCACCGGTGGGGTGGATGGCGAAAGTCCGCTCGCGGTACACGGGAGCCGAGCCGTACTCCTGCACGCTGGGCACCACCCCGTCGAGCATCTGCTGCTTGCGACCCACCAGCAGGCCCTGATCGTTGGGCAGCAGCATGTAGCCCTGGCGATCGGTGGCCGCGCCCAGGATCGAGCCAATGCGCATGTGGAACGGCCAGGGCCGACGTCGACTACTGAGCAGGCTCATCAGGCGGTCTCGTAGAACACTTGAAACGACAGGGCATCCCCATTGGCAACCGCAAAAGACGGCGCGCCGCCGATGAAGTTCCCCTGGCCCGAGTCCACGAAGCTGACGGTACGGGTCGCCATGAGGGCGGTGCCGCAGTAGAACGCCGTGCCAGTGCGAATGTACATATACACGCCTTTGGCGATGTACGAGCCACTGTTCAGTGGCGCCGGGATGCCAGCATTCAGATTCGCCTGGATCTGAGACCCGGCGGTCCCGGCAGACGTGATGTTGACATCCACGTCCACCACCACCAGCTTGCCGTACTGCGCCCAGCGGCACCAGTTGGGGGTGAGCGAGATGGCGACGCCCTGAGTGAGAGTGACGGTACTGTTTGTCCATGCGCCAGCCGGGAAGTTCGCCGCCGTCAGATTGCCGGCGAGGGTAACCAGCCCGCTGGCAGCGTCGATCGACATGCGGTTCGTCCAAGTGATCGGATTCGCCCCCGCCGGGGCGGTAGCGAGCTGAATGGCGCTCTGCCCAGCAACTACGTACGACGATGGCTGGGCGACGTCGTAGCGCTGCCAGTTGCTACCGTCCCAATAGGCGTTCCCAGCGATGTGGCTGCCTGTCCTGCTGCTAAGAAACGCATACTGGAGCGGCGATTCGAGCGAGAGACTCTGGTTGCTCCCCGCAGGAGTGCGAATAATCGGCGGCGTGGCGTTGTTGCCGATTGAAAGAGCACCCACCAGTTGCGTGGCGCCGGCGTTGTACAGACCAAGGTTGGTAGTCGCACCGTTGGGCGCGCCGATGTACAGGCCGTAGTTGAAGGCGTACCCCGCTGGGACGGTGATGGCACCGATATAGAACGAGCGATAGTCGACGCTGGTGAAGCTGCCGGTGTTGGTCGGCACCCCGTCCACGCGCACGGCATCGATCTGCCAGCCGTTGCCAGCCGGGTTGACCGCGCACGTGCTCCACAACCCGTGGCCGTAGTTCGAGCCACCCACCGTGAGCGCCACCCCGCCCTGCGGGCCGGCACCGATGCCGAAGAGACCGGTGATGTAGCCGTCGCCACCAACCTGGAAACGCGTGTTGCCAGTCGGCAGCGTGGCGTTGACCGCAAGCTTGTCCGCCACGTACACGTCGCGCGGGCGGTTCGCACCGGCGGCACCGATGTCGTAGGCGTTGTCGGCAGCCGCGACCAGGTGCCCGGTGGGCTGAACGGTCCAGCGATCCGTGCCGCTGGTGCGGAGTGCGAGATAGCCACCGTTGGTGCCGATGGTCAGCGGTCGCTGGGTGGCGGTGCCCAGGGCGTTCGACAGCAGGTACGCCACATTCCCCGACCAGTTGATCTCCAACCGCTCGTAGTTGGTGGCG